GGCTGCGGCCCTTGTTGCCCTCGAACTCGGACTTGTGATAGGTGGCAAAGTCCTCGAGGTTCTTCTCGATCTGCGCCTGCTCGAGCTGCAGCTCCTTGGTGACCTCGTTGAGTTCGGCCTTGAGACGGTCGATCTTGGTCTGGATCTCGGCCTCCTGGACGCGGCGGGTGCGGGTGATTTCGGCCAGGCGGGCCATGACCTTTTCGGCCTCCTGCCAGTTGGCGATGACGGGGCCACCGGTGATTTTTTGCCTGAGTGTTGACATTTCAACCTCCATTAAAATGAGTGTGTTCAAGTGCCTGACAAAGATGCTGATATGGGATGATGCTATAAATTGCGCTGAAAATCGCCGAATTCCGGATGCCGTTTGAGGTAGCCGCGCATCGGACACTGATCATAGATGAGCTTGAGGACCTGGCGGAGATGCATGCGCAGCTCGGGGGTATCGGGGAAATAGAGCGCGCACATCTTTTTGCAGACGGTCCGGTTATTCATCCGCTCGAGGCAGACTACGGCAATCTGGCCGGCAGGTTCATCCCCGGCCGAAGGGAATGAGCCTGGCGCATTTGATGGATTCGAGCTTGGCGATTTCGTCTGAGAGGTATCCATTAAACTCATCCTTATGATGTTCGACCAGCGATACGAGCGCCTTGCGAATGGCGTGCTGCTGCACGGATTCTTCCGGCGGTCTGTGAAAGACCATCTTGAAAGTTCCCATTGTAGCCTCCTGATTAGGCCGCAAACTTGAGCGGCTTGACGGACTTGATCATTTCCGCGTTCGGTTCCCGCAGGCCCTGATTCTTGCATAGCAGATCGAGGGCGAGGACGATATCACAAAGCATGCGGGTGCTGTTGGAGCTGTTGTACAGGCCGCGCATGGTCTGATCGGACATGCCGGGGAAGCGCTGACAAATCAACGCTTTGGCATCTTCGAAACTGATGCGGGACACACGGAAATGCTGCAGGCGGCTAAGGAACTGTTGCATGCGCTGATCGCTTTGCATCGTGGCAATGAGTTCGTCATTGCCGGAGAGAATAATGGGCAGATGACTGTTATCCCAGATGGCGCGCAGGGCATCGAGGGAGCGGACCCTGAGGTGCTGGGCCTCATCGATGATGATGGTGCGCGGTTTCTCCTGGAATGCAGTGATGAGGCGGCGCAGAATCATGTCGGCGTTGTTCTTGGTGCTGACCTTGAGACGCTCAGCCATTTCGATGAGCATGTTCAAGGTGTTCATGGTGGACCGGCCGGTCATGAAGATGGTTTGCGCCGAGGTAGCGTAGTGGCGGAGGGCTTCGGTTTTTCCGTCGCCCGGGGGGGAGGTGATGATCACCATCCGCTTGAGGGTGGTGGCCAGTTTCATGGCGTCACGCACCTGGATGGCGACATTGGTTTCGATGAAATGGAAATCTGCCGGGGTCTCTTCGCGCCCGAGTTCGGTGGTCAGATAGTCATCGATCGCCTTGGCGATCGTATCGACGTTACCCTGGTAGGCATCCCGCTTGTACTGGGAGAAGGCCGAGGGGGAGATCCCGACGGCGTTGGCGAATTTTGCATCCGAAATATCGGGATGCTCTGCAATGTACCGCAGCGCCCGCTCCTTGACGGTGGCAAGATCTGCCTGGTTCATGATGATTTTTCCTCCAGTTTCTCTTCGAGTTCGTAGATCAGGATCATCTCACTGGCGGAAAGGCGGAATCCGCGCTGCTGCTTGTCTAGTACCGATTGCTCGGTGGTGCCCGGACTTATGATGCCTGCATCGGCTGCCGTAATGATCCGTCCGACAATTTCACTTAGCGGATCGGACATTGGATAGCCTTTCTGTAAATTGTTGGTATTTCATTCGATAGTGCAACTGAACACGATAACCTTCCTTGATGGCGTCATCCCTGTTCTCGAAACCGTAAACGGGAGTATCCGGCAACTCTACACACCAACCCTTCACCTCCGGGAGCCAGCCACGCCGCCCATAGATATCAATGACCTGGTATGCGCTGACTTCGCCTTCCCCGAGGAGCTGCCACCGTTCTTCGGGAGACCAGTTACGCCAAAGCCTGCTCACGCACAGGCGCTTTCGGGTTTTGTCTCAGGGGCGGGGAAGAGGGAGAGCTGGAGCTTCTTCTCCACCTGCAGCCTATTCCAGAGAACGATGGCGGCATGAATCTCTCCGGATTCGGGGGCCTCGCTGTGGCAGTGGCGGCAGATTACCTTCTTCAAGTGCGGGGCGGTGACCTCTTCCTCCTCGAGGTGAATGCCATCGCGGGTTCCGCAGGTCTGGCAGGTTTCGACCTTGATGCCGTTGTACTCGTTGACCAGATTCATGGCGGTTACTCCTTTTTGGCGTCGGCAACTTCGGAATAGCTGCGCGCACGCCGGTAATAGTGATCGAACTTCATCAGATCATTGTCAACGTTCTTGCCAAGGGCGCGGTTGACGATGATCAGTTGTTTATGGACTGCGTGTTCGATTTGCTCCTGGAGAATCCGGAAGCACTCATCCAGATCATCCCCAGGTTCAAGCTCTGCATCCATGGCGGCGCTGACCCGGAAATCGGCAAAGCTGGAGATCGGGTGCTTCTGGCCGCGCGTGGCCATGACGCTGATTTTAGTGGTTTTCATCGCGGCCTACCTTGCCAGGCCATGGATTACGATCTTGACCAAACGGGGCGGCAGGAGCCCGGCGGCCCGGACCTGCAGCATGACAGCAACCGAAAGAGACGAGCGGTTACCGCTGAGATCCTGGGCATCGACGGCGGCATAATAATAGCCCGGTTCAAGGTAGAGCTTGCGGCTGGCGCTGACGGTGCTGTCAATTGTAACGGATGCCAGCGGCAGCCAGGTGTTGACCCGGCTGGATCCGGAGATTAAAACCAGATTGTAACCGGCCAGATCGGCGTTGCCCTGGGGAAGCCAATGGACCTGGAGGGTATCGCCGACGTGGACATGGTAGCCGCGGCTGCTGACATAGATGGTATCGCGGCCGATGACGGCGATGGAGCTGTAGGGATCATCATAACGGCGGCCTTCGGTGTAGGTGATTGATCCGGGCCAGGGCTGCGCTGCAGCAAGAGAGGCGAGCAGCAAAGTGAGCAGGAGAATCTTTTTCATTCTCACCATCCGATCTTTTTTGAGAGTTGCGGGTAATCGTTGGCGGCCTCTTTTCCTTGTCTGCGCTCAATCTTGTGTAGCAATCGCTTCCACACACGCATACCGCCCGCGCAAAACTCAACCGTTGTGTCGGAAAGCGGCCGCTTGCCCCACCATTCCTTTCCAACATAGGCCCGGCCATTCTCCCCTGGCCCATTACGCGGAAATCCTCGTTTTGTTCTACTCATGGTCAGCTCCTCATGAAAGCGATTTCTGCGGCCAACTCGCCGATGATGACGGCGCGGCGGTGATTCTTCCCGAAGATCGAGACAACCCGGCTGCAGATGGCGTCATAGATAGCCTCTTCTTCGGGAGACTGGGCGCCGGGCAAATGCAGGTACAAATCGAGCAGATCGCTCTGGGTGAGACTGGCGATCTTGTCTGGGGCGGAATAGTTCGGCATGGATGCCCCCTAGGCTTTGTGCTCGAGAGCTTCGAGCTGCTCATCGAGGTCGAGTTTGCGCTCGATGACCTGGTGCAGGATCTCGCGCTCCTCATCGTTTTGCGGCATCGGGAGGAAATTCCACCAATCCTCAAGCTGCAGCATGGTTCCTTTCTTGACCTCTTCAAGGGTCGGGAATTTGGCGGCGCTCATTGTTTCTACCTCCTCAGAATTTGGGTTCGTACTTCTCTTCCGCCGGATCGGCGTCATCGCCGGCGGCTTTTTTGAAGAACAGCGGGATGACGTTCTCCGCGGTGCTTTCATCCGGAACGGATGCATCACGCACCTCATCCGCTGTCTGCTGCAGGGATTGCGGGAAAAACCTGAGTTCTGTTGGGATCACCGCGGGATTTTGCTGTGGCTTCTCACGATCTTTTTCGCGCGCTTCGCGCTGCTGGCGGACGGTTGCGAGCGCTTTCTGGAAATCATCCTGATATTCCTGGGTGGGACGATAGGAGGCGATCAGCTCGCGCTGCGCCTTGCGATAGCGCTGCACCGCCTTGACGGCATCGATATCAATGCCCTTGGCACTCATTTCGGCGGCACGTTCAAGGCCGACGCGGCCGACCAGGCGGCCATCCTCGCGCCAGACAACGATGCTGGAAAGATCGTCGGGATCCCAGCGGATGGTGACGTACTGGCCGACAAGGACGCTGCGCATCAGCTCATCAGAACGGTAATAGAGGCCGTTGAAGGCCTGAATGCCATAGCTGTTGACCTTGACTCGCTTGCGCTCCATCAGCAGCAGATCGAGGATGTGCGGTTCGACGGTGGCGATCTTGAGCCCATCGTAATAGGACAGGGGCGCCTTCTGGCGGCTGCCGTAGGGTATGGCATCGAGCTTGGCGCGGTACTGCTGCGCCATCTCCTTGAACTCGAGCATGGTCAGCAGACTCTTGCTGGAGATCTCGCCGGCGAGCTTTTCCGGGCGCTGCTTGTTGTTGCGCCCGCACCATCCTGGCAGGTAGGGATCGAAGCCCTCGGACCAAAGCCTGAACCAGCGCTCGATCGGTTTTGAGCGCGCGCTGTAGGGAATGGCATGGGTGATATCGACCTTGAGGACCTTCATGATCCCCATGGTCTCGCTGTCGATATCGATGCTGCCGAGCTGGCGAGAGGAGCCGCTGATCATGTGCGAGCGGTAATCCTTGCCATTATCAATATAGATTCCCTTGGGGACCCCATGGCTGGTGACGCCGTTGCGGAAGGCGATGGCAATCGTGCGGCTTGATGGCGCAAAGGTCCAGCAGCAGCCTACCAGTTTGGCGCTGGCCAGATCCCACCAGGCCGTCATCCAGACGCGCTTGGCTTGAACACGATTTTCCGAAACGTAGATGAAGACATCGTGTTCGCGGTGATCGCCAACCCACAGTTCGTTGGGTTCGAGCATGGAGATATCGCGGCGGATGACCGGTTCAAAGGTATCGGTGTAATCCTTGTGGCCGGAGCGGTAGGTAGTGATGACGGAAGCGGGAATTTCAGCCAGGTAACGGAAGACCGTGCGCTTGGTAGGGGCCACAATCTTCTGTTCCCCGCACCAGGTGCAGAGCTGATAATACACATAGGAAGCGCTGGGGCGATGCGGCTTGAGCCAGATTCCGCGGATGAAATCCTGCATCGGCTGAGTGATGCTGTGATGACGGCCGCGGTTCTTGCCATGCGCCGGCACCAAAGCGATCAGGCCGGTGATCAGCTCGCCGGTAGATTCATCGAGCCGGCCATCCTCATACAGATTGACATAGTTATAGAGGGTGCGCAGGGAAATTCCGGATTCATCGGCCAGGGCAGCGATCTTCTGCTGCCGGTTGCCATAATCGGACCGGACCAGAATGTTGCGGGCCCGCTGGACGATCTCGAGGCGCTGCATGGCGATCTGGCGGGCCTCCTGCGGGATGTATTCCCATCCGGACAGGTTCTCGCTCTGGGGCTCGATGTAGCGATGAAAATAGGCGACCTGCTGCTCTGGCGGCAAGGAGGAAAGATGGATCAGCGTCTTGGTTTTCCGTTTCTGGCCCGGCTGCTGCATCGTGCGGAATTCAGATAGACGCCTTTGGATATGTCGAGGAGAGAGATCAAAGAGATCTGCAACTATCTCGATTGATAGCCAGTCAGTCATGGTTTGATCCCGGATAAAGTGAGCGATGACGTTGCGGAAAGACAGATCATGGCGTTATCCAGAAAAATGCAAAAAAGCGGTTGCGGATTAATTGTTACTTTGTTAACTTGTATTAACCGCAACTATACGGATCGTATATACCGATCAGGCAGCGCTTCGGTTTTTTGCAAATTTAAGCACCTTTTTCATGCCGTCAGGCTCGGGGATATCGCGGAGATATTTTACGATCTCTTCGTGATGGCGTTCGCATTCGAGGATTTGCGACACGTAGACCTTTGAGACGCCGAACTTTTCGGCGATCTGGCGAAGGCGGATGTTGGAAAGGAGAAGCTTAATGCGCAGATATTGTCCCTCCTCTTTTTCCATCCTTACTTTTGGCGCTAACGTGCGTCCCATGATGTACCTCCTGCAGGGTTTGAATGCTACTACTTATGCATAACAATTAACTTTACTAACATAATATATTAAAGTAAAATAATCATGTCAAGAGATAAAGTTGAAAAACTCAAATAATACAAAGAATTGAATTAATAAGGCAACATTATGGTTTATCTCAATATGCGATGTCTAAGAGAATTCAAATAACTCCATCCTTTTATTCATATATACTCAATGGTACTTCTGGAGTAGGATTAACCGTTATTGTTGGGATAGCAAAGAAATTTACCGAAATAAATCTCCGCTGGTTATTGACCGGGGAAGGGGAGATGCTGGATGGCAAGCGGAGTGCAGATGGTGGGATGAGCCTGATGAACGGGCGAGATGAGCAAGCCGCTGCGATCGTCGATCAGCAGGCGAGCAGCCCGCCGGCGATCGCGGTGAGCGCTGCCGATCAGATCCTCCGGCTGCTGGAGGGGGTGCCCGAGGCCGAGCAGGGCAGCATCAAAACGATCCTCCAGGCGATCGTGGGGTTGATCAAAAAAGAGTGAAGGGAAAAAGATAGGAAAATATTATGACAAAGGTTATCGAACCATCTCGTGCTGACGCAACGCTCATCGATCCCGAAGAGGAGGAGCTTGACCAGTTATTCGTTGAGCATATTGAAAAATGTGCGCCGATTGATGATAACGATCGCGTTATAGATGAGGAGACCTTTGAGTGGGTGCGCAGGCTTGGAGTGGATAGTGAGGCGTGAAGGAAACTTTCCGTTGAAATATTGATCACGATTATGCATATTACTGTATAATAACGGGACGCGACCATGAATATTGATATGGAAACCACATCGCAGCCTGAATTCAAGATCTGCTTTGGTGGAAAACCGAACCGGATCGATGCGGCGACTCTTGCCCAGAATCTTGATTCAATCGGCAATATGGTTGCTGAACTAAACAGGATATGGGGGGATGGCGAGAAGCCGAATCTTTACGTAAAAGGGACTGTGCCAGGAAGTTTTATTGTTGATTTGTATCTTGGTCCTGAATTGTCCAGGAACATTGAGGCATTGGCCCTGTTCGCACCAGCGAGCATATCACTTGCTTTTGAAATTATTGGTGCGATTGCCGATTTTTTATCGATCAGGAAACATCTGAAAAAGGGGAAGCCAACCAAGGTTACTGATCAGGATGGCAGCGTGATCATCAGTAATTGTAATAATGTCAATATTACGGTGAATAAAAAGAATTATCTCATATATTCTGAAAACATAGTAATTAATCGAATGCTCGACAAACAGTTCAATTCCCTGAATCATGATCCGGCCGTCAGCAGCTTTGAAATGCGGGATTTTAAAGACGATGTTATATTCGAAACGGATAAGCATGATTTTCCGGAAATGAGCTCAGGGGCTATCATCGCCGGTGAAGCAGTCAGAAGGGTGGTCAAGCGCACAATCATCAATATCATCAAGGTCAGTTTCGAAACAAACCTGAAATGGAACGTCGTATTCGGGGGATTGAAAATCGGAGCCTACCTCCGCGATGATGAATTTTGGGACAAGGTAAATAGCCACGATGAATCTTTTTCCAAGGGCGATAGTTTGGATGTGGATATTCAAATTGATCAGGTATGGGATCAAGGTTTAAATACCTATTTGAGCAAAACATATAATATCATAAAGGTCTATAGCCACACCAAAGCAGGTAAGCAACAGGCCTTTCCATTATAACTCAAATCTTATTTCCAGCGATTCGAAGCAGCTCATGGCTTGAATAGCCCGTGACGACCTCCCGCTGAAAAAATAACAGATATCCCTCCAGGCCCGGTTCCCAGCCGGGCCTTTTTTATTTTCCTCATATGTATATACATATTTAACAACTTACAAAACAATAAGAAAAGGCGTATAATTAATCAGACAAGGAGGCTGCCATGCTGTCTGATTATGACGCTCTGTTCCAGGAGGTTTGCGCCGAACTGGAGCTGCCATGGGTGAAGGTGCTCACCTTCGCCAAAATCCTTACCGGTCTATCCCCCGAGTTCAGAGAAAACGATGTCTACGGCCCCCGCGCCGGACTGATGGCCATGCCCGAGCGCGAAGCGGTCCATTTCGGCATTCTGCCACTCGATCTGGTGGTGCCCGCTCATTCAATCCGTGCCGGCTGCGAAGCGCTGCGTGAGTATTATGATGAGTTCTGGGAGCTGGGTAATTCCGCCGAACGGATGACGGCCGCTTTCAATTATTACCTGCGCGATTGGCCGGTACGCCAGGAGACCTGGAAAAAGGCCTTTGACAACAGGTATCATCACAACAACAGCACCGTCAAATCAGCCGCCGTTGAGGAGCTATGAGGTTGATCGGATTCCGCAAAATCATACTTGGCATCATCTTCCTGACCTACTCGGCATTGCTCAGCTATGCCGGGATCCGCAATGGCACCGATCTGCTATCCATCGCCGGCGTGATCAGCTCGATGGCGATCGGCGTTGGCGTGGTGGTTTGGGGAAACGTCCAGAGCAATCGCAAAAACGGAGCTGGCAATGACGCCGAGTAAAGACACAGCGGGAGAACGCTTGGCACGGATCGAAGAGAAAGTGGACGGACTGATTCGGGAAATGCGGGATTTTATCGCCGACAGCCGGCGGCACCGTGATCAATGCAATCAGCAGTTCGGCGACCATGAGCAGCGTTTGCGCGCCATCGAGCTGAGCTTCAGCGGCATCAAGGGCGGATGGACATTCGGTCAGAAGGCCCTGGCCTTGGTGGCCACCATTTGCGGCATCGCCGGCTTTGTGATGAGCTTGCTGAAATGAGTGTGCTCAAGCGAAATCAAAAGTCGCTGCCGATCGCCGAGGATCTCTATGTCGTTCAGGGAAAACCGGCGAAGGATATCGCCGAGGCCCTGAAGATCAGAGTGGAAACCGTCTACCGCTGGATCAAGGACGGGGATTGGGCCAAGAAGCGGGAGATGCACAACAACGTCTTTCGCAACACCCTGATCACTCTCGAGAACAAGCTCGATCAGGTGAGCGGCGACCTCGGCAAGCTCAATCTTGCCGATGAGGAGTTCGCCAGCAAGTGCGATGCGATCAGCAAGCTGCTCGGCCAGATCGTCAAACTCCGTAATCATTACGAGCAAGACAAGCTGAAAATGACCGTGGACATCATGGGCGAGTTTGCGATCTACGTCCGCAAGCTGGAGTTGCCCGATGACAAGGTCGAGGCCGTTGAATTGTGCATGGACGGCTTTTTCAAGGAGATGCGGAAAAAATCCGCCTGACAGAAACCAACAAGGAGGCTATATGGCCTGGAAGAATGTGCTGTACGCGCTGCTGGCGGTGATCCTGCCGCTGGTCTATGAGTTCGTTGTCAACGCCATCCCCGCGTTTCCCCTGGATGCGACCAATTTCATCGGCCTGGTGCTGTGGATCATCGGCCTGGCGGTTGGCGGATGGCAGGCCTCGCTGGCCAACTACAAACGGGCGGGGCGCTTTCTGGCGGCCGGTTCGGTTGGGATGACCGTTCGCGCGGCTGAAGCCTTTGCGATCCCCTATACGGTCAAGAACATCCTCTATGCCCTGTTGAGTGTGCTGGTGCCGCTGCTCTACAACACGATCACCAACTGGCAGCCCAGTTTCCCGGTTACCAGTCAGGCGTTCTTCGAATTGATTCTCTGGGCGATCGGCCTGGTTATCGGAGGCTGGCAGGTTAGCAAGGCGGTTTACATCGGACAGATGCGCCTGCTGGATCGCACCCGGACCGTGCGCCTGTAGCCTCCCGCACTGGTCCACCCAAGGGGCGCTGGCGAATGGCGGCGCCGGCGCCCCTGCCCCTATCCATCAGCCGCCAGCTTGTTCTTTATGCCGATGATTAAAAAGTAATACCGCTGCTTCCCGATAAAGAGGCTACAAAGAGTCGACTTTGTTGAGAGTCCAAAGGAGCGGGATGAGGGTGCGATTCCCTCCATCGGCACAAACCCCAATGGCCGCAAGCCGAAAAAGGGGTAACGGGGCCGGGCGAGCCTCCCCACTCGCCCGCCCCCAGCGATTCAACTGTAGATCAAGGGAGGACCGCCATGAAAGGTCAATATCAGATCAGATGCAAAAATGCCAAGATTGAGCCCGATCCGTCAGGATACTTGATACTGGTTACCATTACGGATCCGGATTCTTCTGATCTCGAGGCATTCATCAGGGAAATCGGCGTTGATGATGTTATATCCGCCATCGGCGAGGATGAGGTAAAGGATTATTTCGGAATCGAGTGATCGGATAGATGCGGCAGATAACCCTCAGATCGTTCGACCAGGAAAAGGAGCGGATCCTTGCGCTGCTGCGCACTGAAGCGCTGCCGTTCGAAGATGACAGCCCGGCGGCCAAGACCGCGCGCAAGGAGCGCTGCCGCAACGATCTCCTGGAGTTCACCCGAACCTACATGCCGCATTATGTGCCGGAGGATTTCAGCCCGTATCACGAGGAGCTTGACCGGTACTGTTCTCTGAAAAATGAACCTGTGTTCTTCAGCGGACCGAAAGGCACTGGCAAGTCTGTGCTGGTGACCATTGCTGATACGGTCAAAGCGATGCTCTACAAGCAGCGGATGTTCACGATCATCGCCAGTGAGACCGAGGATCAGGCTGCCGATCGCGCCAGTTACATCCAGTTCGAGTTCGAGTTTAATCCCCGTATCAGACAGGACTTCGGGGACCTCCGCGGGGCCTGGCTCTGGGAGGGCAAGGACTTCGTTCTCTCCAACGGCGCCCGCTGCAAGGCACGCGGCCTCGGGCAGCAGGTGGCCGGCCTGATTCATCGCAATTTCAGGCCTGACGGATTCCGGATCGAGGACATGGAGAGCGAGCAGAGCGCGCGCAGTCCGAAACGGGTGAAGCAGATCATCGAATGGGTGATCGACGTAGCCCTGGGCGGACTGGGGCCGAATTTCAGCTTCATCTGGGGCGGCAACATCATCAGCAAGCGCTGCGCCCTCTACAAGCTCATATCCATGCTCGACGACAGCGGCCACAAGCGCTACCAGGGAGAGATTTTCCAACTGCTGCAGAAGGATGGCAGCTCATTGTGTCCGGGCATCTGGCCGCTGCCGCGTATCGAGCGCATGAAACGGATCATGGGTCCGGTAAGCTTCAACAAGGTATACCAGAACGACCCGATCGATCCGGATGCCAAGTTCAGGCCTGAGTGGATCCGCACGATCAGCCTGAAGCAACTGCGTAAGCGCAAGAACCTCCAGATAAAGGTCTACAACGATCCGATCGTGGAGCCGACCTCCACCAGCGATTCGGCAGCCATTCTGGCTGGGGGCATTGACCTGGATACCCTCGATGATGAGGGCGGGCCCACCCTGGTGATCGTCGACGCTGTGATCAGGCCGCTGACGCCGGGACATATGATCGATCATCATTACGTCTTCAATGACCGCTGGCACGCCGGCGAACACTGGTTCGAGTCGGTTGGGTTTTCAGCCTGGCTGCAGCGGGATTTCGATCGCGCGGCCCTGAAACGGCCGCGGCTGAATGTGCGGCCATACAAGACGCCGCAGATCAACAAGGAGGTCAGGATTGATACCCTGACCAGCCCAATCGAACGGGGCAAGATCGTTTTTTGCACCGAGAACGGGGATGTGAATGTTCTTATCGAGCAGCTGCTCTACCATGGCAATGCAGGGGTGCCGGATGATGGCCCGGATGCCCTGGCTGCTCTTTATGCAATTTTTAACCGCGGCACACACGGCATGATGTATGGATATCCGGATGATGAAGACTGAGGCATAATGAACCTGCGGGATAGATTAAAGCTGGCTGCAAACGGCCTCATGGGAAAGCTGCCCGCACTTTACGGCGGCGGCTTCGATTATTACTACTCTGAGGGGTTGGTCAACAGCATCTCCGCCGAGAAGTACCTGCAGGCCTATCGCGGCTGGGTCTATGCGGCCGTGCGCGTCATCGCCGCCACTGCCGCTGCCGGCCGTGTAAGGTTCTATGCTGATACCGAAACCGGCGGCAAGAATTACCTGCCGGCCGATCATCCACTCGAGCAACTTATGCGCCGGCCGATGCCGGCCATAACCCGGTGGAATCTCTGGTATCTGACTTTCTCGTGGCTGGAGCTTACCGGCAAAGCCTACTGGTTCAAGGTGCGGGATCGCCTGGGGGTGGTACGGATGATCCTGCCGCTGCAGCCGAACTGGATCAAGGTAGTGCCATCCGATACCGAGATCATCCAGGGCTATATATTTGATCGCGGTGGCGAACGGCGGATCGCGCTCGATAAAAAAGATATTGTCTATTTACGCTACCCGGATCCCAATGATATGCGCAACGGCATGGGCCCCCTGCAGGCCGCTTCGTATAGCTACGATACCGACATGGCGATGAAGCGCTATGATAAATCCCTTTTCGAGAAGGGCGCGCACATCTCCGGCTATCTCGGCGCGGACCAGTATATCAGCCCCAATGACGCCAAGATGATGCGGGATGACTGGAAGCGGATCTATGGCGGCGTTGACAACGCCAAGGGCATTGCGGTGCTGCACAGCGGCCTGAAATATACTCCGATCCAGATGACGCCGGCAGAGCTCGACTTCGCCGAGGGTCGCCGCTTCACCCGGCAGGAAATATTCGGGATCTTTGGGGTCTCTGAGGGTCTTCTGGGCATGGTCGAGGATGTCAATAAGACCAACAATGTGCAGCTGATGGACTCGTTCCTGCGATTCACAATGCAGCCCAAGGCGGATATGCTCAGAGAGCAGATCGATCTTGATCTGGCCGATGAAGTGGATCCGAAGATCCAGACGGAGTTCGCCCTGCCGCGTGCGGTTGACGCCCTCCAGGAACACCAGCTGATGGAATACCGCCTCAAGAATTTCGTCACCACCATCGATGAGGAGCGCGCCGGCCTCGATATGCCACCCGCCGACTGGGGCAAGCTCCCCTGGATGCCCTTCAGCTATGTGCAGGCCGGCCAGACCGTCTCCAGTTCCGGATCCGGCGGCGGGCAAAATGCTATCGTGCGGCCGGGTACCAGCGCACTGCGCATGAGTGAGGAGCAGAAGGATCTGATCTGGCGCTCCTTTCTGACAGTTCACCAGCCCAGGGAAAAAAGCTGGGAACGGATGATGATGGAATTCTTCAAGGACCAGCGCGCCGAGGTGCAGGCCAACCTGAAACGCCTGGTCAAGATGCTGGGCGGCAGCCGGGAGTATGATCCGGCCCTGGTGGAATCGATCCTCTTCTCTCTGGATGAATGGAATAAGAAACTTGCCAAGAAGGTTGACAGTCCACTACTGGAGACGATCATTGCGGCGGCCGAGAAGGCGATCCTCGATCTGGCGCTGAACATGGATTTCAATTACAAGGATCCTCTGGTACAGCAGTTCATCGCTGAAAAAGAATTCATCCTGCCGAACCAGATAAACCGGCTGACGCATAACGATCTGCGCGTAATCCTGCAGGATGGATTCACCCAGAATCTTTCGGCCGGTGAGATCGCTGCCCAGATTGACCAGTATTTTGATGAATCTGATCCTGTGCGCTCGCTCAGAATCGCCCGCACCGAAGTGACTGGCGCGAGCAACTTCGGGATCGTTGAGAGTTACCGGCAGACCGGTATCGTGCAAGCCAGGGCATGGATTACTGCCCGTGATGAGGCAGTGCGCCATGACCATCTGGCGGCTGAGAATGAGAGCCTGGAGAACCCGGTACCGATCGATCAACCCTTCATTGTCGGCGGCAAGCGGATGATGTACCCCGGCGATCCAGCCGGCGGCGCAAGCCAGATCATGAATTGCCGCTGCACGACCGCTCCGACCCTGATCAAACAGTAAAGAGGATTTATATGCCCAAGTTTATGGATCCGAAGGAATTGGCCAAAGACCATTTTTGCCGCTCGTTTGATTCCTCGCAGAGTCGGCGTGAAGTGGACGAAGAGAACAAACGCATCGTCCATTATGCCTCCACCAAGAGCATGGACAGCTATGGCACGGTGATCCTTCCGGACGCCTTCGATGAAAAGCGTTTCTCTAAAAATCCGATCGTCCCCTGGGTGCATGATTACAAGAGCCTGCCGGTGGCGCGCTCGATGTGGCGCCGCTCCGATGAAACCGGCCTGCTCTGCGGAACCGAATTCTTCCCCGGCGAATTCCCGATGGAGGTCTTCCGCTACTACGCTCTAGATTTTATCAGGGGCTGGTCGGTCGGGTTTGATTACATCGATTTTGTTCAGGCCGGCAGCAAGAAGGATTCCGAAGAGTGGGAGAAGATCAAGGAGAAGTGGGGTCTGACTGATGAGCCCTGGATTATCTTCACCAAGGTCGATCTCTGGGAGTATTCGGCGGTGCCGATCCCCTCGAACCCCGATGCCCTGACCAAGGAGCTGCGCGATGGCAAGGTGCGCACCAGGGCCTTCCGCGATCTGCTCGAGCACAACGGCATCAGCATGATGCCGGGAAGCGTGCCTGGGTTCGACCCGGCCAGAGACCAGGCGATTCAACCGGTTCATAGTGGATTAGCATTTCTGAAGGATAACGTGCAAGTTACCGGCGTTCTCAGCGCGGCGAGTTATGCCCCCGGGGATGAATCCGCTGGCGATGATGAAGAGGGCGAACAGCCATCCGATGAGGATGAGCAGCAGGAAGAAGAGACCCCCGCCGCCGGCGCCGAGAATTCGGCCAGGCCGGATCTGGAGGCGATGGTCTCCGAGCTGGTGCGCAAGCTGGACAAGGCCGATGACCTGATCGGCCAGCTGCAAGGGATGGTCCACCAACGCCAGCTCCTGGCTGGAGACAGCGAGGAGGAACAGCAAGAGCAGGAAGAGCAGAAGCAGGAAGATGATAATGTCGTCGAGATTTCAGAGGAGGCGCTCAGGTCCATTGTGTCCGATGCCGTCCTTGGGGAAATCCGGAGACTCCGAGGCAAACTCAACTAAACCGGATTACGGAACCTCAAGAGCAGGCTCCGCTCCAGTAACATCATTCGAAAGGGTAACATCATGGGCGAACTCATTCAACTCTCCATGGCTCAGTTCAAGGATGCCATCGCGGACACGATCCGCACGGTCCTGACCGAGCTGAATCTCGACAAGGTCGATCTGCGTCATTCGGTCTTTCCTGGCATGGACAATGCCGAGGATCTGGCCAAGACCGCCAGGGAACGAACCCTCAAATTCATGCGCGCTGTTTGCAGCGGCGACATCGCAGCCATGCGCGAGCTCTCCAAGGGCATGGTGGACGATGCCGGCAACATCCGCGCGTTGACCGAGGGGTCCACCACCGGTGGCGGGTTCCTGGTGCCGGACGAATTCATGAACACGGTGATCGTGCTTATCCCGAGCTACGGCGTTGCCCGCCGCTATTGCCGGGTGATCCCCATGAGCACCGATACCAAACGCATCCCCAAGCTCTCCACGGTCGGCATCACCACCTACTGGCCGGGTGAAGGCAGCCAGATCACGGCCTCGCAGCCGGTGTTTGGCGAAATCCCGCTGACGGCAAAGAAAGCCGCCCAGATCATCCCGATGACCAACGAGCTGCTCGAGGATACCGATCTTCTGGTCGCCCTGCTCACCGATCTGGCCGCGCAGCAGTTCGGCTATGCCGAGGATTACCAGCTCTTCAGCGGCGCGGGCTCCAGCCCGGCGATCACCGGCATCTTCAACGCCGGCAGCGGCGCCACCGTGGTGACCATGGCCACCGGCAAGACCTCCGGCGCCGATATCGACTACGCCGACCTGGTCGACGTGGAAGAGGCGGTTCCCACCAACTACCTCGCCGGTGCTCGCTACTTCATGCACCGCAACATGTTCAAACATGTGCGCAAGATCAAGGACGATGCCGGCGCCTATGTCTACGTCGCCAAGGAAAAGCTGATCAACGAGTACGGCTACGAGAAGGCCGAGGCT